CCAAGAAGGCTGCTGAGGGCGACATCGACGAAGCTGAGGCTATGCTGAAAGAACGTCTGGGCAGCCACGATGAGGCGGTCGGGGTAGTCGGCAATCGCTCTTATTATGTCAAATGGCCAATGCGTAATTTTAAGGCGCAACCGGCCAAGACGACGCCGGCCAAGCCTGCACGGATTGTCCGGCAGTCAACGCTGACAATTAAGGAGGCAAAAGATGATTGATGTGCCGCTGACGAAAAAGCAGGCGGAACTGCGGATTCTGATTGACCGCATGACCCGCCGGTATGGCTACACTCCGACGATCAATGAGCTGTCGCAGAAGACCGGCAAGAGCTTCAGCCAAGTACACCGGCTGATGACCGGCCTAGTCGAGCGCGGCGCGGCTGAGAAGGTGGCCGGGCGAGCCAGAGCGTTTAAACTTTTATAGGAGGATGACATGCAGACAGAACACCTTAAACCAAACGACCTAGTCAGCGTGACTAGCCCCAAGGGCAGGACAGTCACGGCTATGGTCAGGCGGGTCGAGCGCATTGACGATGAAAGCTATAACGTAGTTTTTGAGGATATGCAGACCGCCGACAGGTTTGACTATCAATATCTTTATAAGTGAGGTGAGGGGGCGAAAGCCCCCTTATTTCGTTAGACCCTTCATCTTCTCAAATGACCGCATGCCGCCCAACCCCAACATGCCCATTAAGACGGTTAGCAGGCTCGACATATCGAACTGCGGCAATTCGGGCAGAGCCACGCCAGCATAGGCGCTGGCGAAGATAACAAAGGGTGCAAGCACGAAGTGCCAACACAGTGCGACGCCACACGTCCAGCCAACGAAGGGCCGCCATCCAGCCACGAAGATTGACCTGTGAGACGCCTCAGCCTTATTGATTTCCAGTTGCCCCTTGGCCAGCTCTTGCGCGTGCCTGTCGGCCATTGTGGCGAGTTCGTGCGCCAGCTTATTCTTCTGGTCTTTGTCTTCGATAAACTTGTCCAGCAATCCGGTCACTGGCGCGATCAATGCTTCAATCATTTTTCATGTCCTAACCATACGGCGAAAGCGCCGGTCATTGCCCCGGTCACGGTAGCTGTCAGCGCCGTAGCCTGAGAGGTCATAGCCTCAGGCGGCAGTGCCATAAACCAACGCAGCGTCTCAATGTACATCCACGTCATCACAAACATCATTAGGCGCGGCAGTATTTTCCAGCGCAAGAAGCGCTCCATTGTGATCTCAGCCATCAGCCAAAGCCCTAAATCTTGCGGTGAGCCGCTTTGCGCGGTTTGGCACCTGATCAAACCAGCGTGAATCTTCGGCTTCAGCGGCGACTGTCAGCCACGCTTTCTGGTCTTCCATAGCCTCAGCCACCGCTGCCCACATTTTCTTAAACTTGCTGAAGCGCGGATAACCAAGATTAAATGTCATGTTGCATAATGCAAGAGCCGCGTCAGGATACTTCAGATCAAGCTCGTTGAAGTCCACTCCCACATTGCCGCATAGACGATGGCAGTCCTCAACGGTGACGGCAATGTCCAGATTAAACGCCTTACGCACGCGGTCTTCCGACACCTCAGTGCCGACCGGCTGGCCGTATTCTGGGTCATGCTCTTTGATCAAGTGACCGATTCCAAACGTGGGCAAATTTAAGTGATCCAAATAAATGGAATACTTGCAGCCCTCGTCTTCGGCCAGTTCTTCTCTCAACGCGTCTTTATTCATCTTCTCACTTGCCTCGCAATTTCGACAGCAGCCGCCCAAGTTTTACTCTCGTTTTCCGCAGTAAAATACTGACCGCCGAGCCTTTTACTGAGCTGGTCGATTTGGCTGACGTGAAGGAATACGCAGTGACGGTGTTTAACGCCACATAAAGCCAAGATGTCATAGTCCGACCAATCCTTTGTGTTATTCGGTTTCTTCTTATTCTTGCTTCCAGAGCCAAGTTGAAAATGGTAACACGGAGTTCGCTTACCTTTTTGTAATATAAAGCTCGAAGCCTTAACTTGTACCCTAAGCATTTCGTTACTACTGTTGGAAATAGCCACTCCATCGAATTTATCCTGTGGTGCAGGGGCATACGCCCACTCTTGTGAGAGGATCGACATTGCCGCGCAGTGTTCGCCAATTAATCCAGTTCTGGTTTCGCTCAATTTTTAGACGCCAGCCACACAATCCAAAAGAATATGCCTAAAGATACAACGCCTAACACACCAATCGCAATAGCCTCTAGGATTTTTTGGCGTGCCTCTTGCTGCTTGTAAATAGCGTCTTGGCGCTCCTTGCGGATTCTGCCTTCTAGCTGGATCAGGTCAGCCCAAGCCTGCGGGCCATACGTCATTTGCAGATACTGTTTAAGCTCAGCGCGTTGTGCCTCCAACTTCTTTTTGGCTGCGTAGACTTGCAGCGCCTCGCTCTGGACTGCATCTGCGCCTTTCAGCTTTTTAAACAACGGCGGGTTCTTCGCCTGCTTCTCGGCTTGGTCGATGTCGCTGGCGGCTTTCATCCAGCGAGACACGTCGCCAATGCAGGATTCCAGATCGCGGCCTGCCGAAACCATTTGCTTGATTGTGTTAAATGCGGCTGTAGCCCCAGAGAGCGCAGCGCCTATCGTGATCGGGTCTATGACAACATCCCTTATGTGAAGGTGGGTAGCATCAGGTCACTATTATAGCACCGCGCACGCCAATCTAATATATCGCCGCGAAGCACTGCCTGCTCGTAAATCTTAGTGGTTCGTTCTGTGTCTGGGCATTGAGCCACAACGCCAGCGTCAACTTTCGGCTGTCCATTAGGCAGAATAACCACCACAACGAACAGCATCAGCGGGTTCATTTTTCGCCGCAGCCCTGAATACGCTTAATGATGCGCCTCACGGTCTCTGTTTCGTAGATACGAATCAGAATGTACGCGCCAGTAAACAAAGCCACAACGTCAGGCACCATCGCCATATATGCGGCGGCAGTACCTGTTCCGGCAACTACGTCTAAGATGACTTTGTTTTCCTCGTTCATCAGTCAGCATCCGCTATGGTTAGTTCGCCAGCAGCTACCATAGCCATTGTTTCAACATAATCGTTACTGTTTGTGGCAATAGGTATGTGCTTATATGTCGTGTCACCAGCATCATTCGTGCCTAAGCTCAACTGAATATGGGTCTTAGTTACACCATCTTCAGCGTATAAATATTTTGCGCTAACGATGCTCATAGTTCAGCCTCCGCTTGGAAATTGTAAATATAAAATGCTGTGCCGTTTCCATCTTTTAGTTGTGCCTTAACATAAGATGAGTGGTCATTGTCAATTGCGCCACCTGTAACTGAGTAAGTTAAGTTAGGGTTTTTACGCATTGATACTGGATATGTAATATAAACGTAACCAGCACTTGTAGAATATCTTGAAGCGTAAAACCTAGGCAAACCCAACTCAGTATCTTCACTTGTTCCAGAAGTAAGAAAAGGCCGATAGAAATACCGCTGACACCTCAACAACTCATCGGCATAGCTGCGATGTTCAAACGGCGTGGCAGTGTCGCCGATTTCTAATTGGACGGCTGTGACTTGCCACGTTGCGTTAAGTGTGTTTTGAAATTGTGCTGTTTGCCCATAGGCAAGCCCAGTAGAAGCATAGTCTATCCAAGAAGTGCTATCAGTGCTTGTGCTGTCTGAACCTGCACCCAAATTAAAATATATAGTTAGCCCTGCTGTATTATCGTTTGTAAACGCAACAGAAGTATCGCCATCAAAAGTGATTGTTTTGAGTTCCCAAGCGTTCGCAGAATTTATTGTATAAGTAGAAGTTATAAGTCTGTTTGAAGCGTTTGTTGCATAAAGTGCAATGCTATATGTTCCTGTTAGTGAACTCTTAACATAAAAAGAAAGAGTTACTTTTTTCGCAGAAGAAGTACCGTACTGTAAATGCTGCAAATCTTGACCCTCTATAGCATAGGTTATGCTAAGACGGTCATCAGCCGCTACTGCCCCTTCCGCTGTAGTGGTAGTTAATTTTAGACTATTTGCAAATCCATCAGGCGCATCTGTGGCTTGTGCGTGAGTAAACACAGCAGTTCCAAGACTACTTTCAGATGCACGAAACCTATCTACAGTTTTGTAACCCGAAGTAGTTACACCGGCCTCACTCACTGACCTCTGCGAGACAGCCATATCTCCGTTGATTATGAGGTTCCTGTTTCCATATGGAGCCGCCCACGACAGCGCACCCGCGCCGTCAGTAATCATCGTCTGACCGCTTACACCATCACCGTCAGGAAGCGTGAACGTGGTGTCAGCAGTCACCGCGCTTGGGGCTTGTAGCTTGATAGCGTGGCTTGCGTCATCGTCAGCGAGGCTCAGAACGTCAATACCATCAGTGCCATCAGCAAACGCGCCAAGTTGCTTGGTAAGCTCTCTAATAGAGTTGTTGACCGCACTAGGCAGCATACCCTCGGCAACAGATATCCCGCCAACGTCCGTATTGTTTGACGCTGTGGTGCTGTCGTAGTCGGTAAGTTTGTCCTTACTCATTATGCGCTCTCCAGTTGATTCATTTTACTATGGCTTCGTAGGCCAAGTTATGTTGTCGGGAAATCCAGCCTGCGCTGGCACATCCCGCAACGCTTGCCGATAGGTTTGCCAAGCTGCCTTGTCGCTATCAGACAAAGGGCTGTCCGGCATTACCGTCCAGTCACAATACTTCAACCAACCGTCACGCTCTGACCTAGCATCGCTTTCTTTTTGTGCATCAGTGCGGTCATCTGTCACAACTTTTCTAGCAAAAGCTGACCCATCGTATGTGCCGCCGATTTCTGTTTCGGCAGTGGCTAAAATCAAGCCACGTTCCGCGGCAACATCAGCGTCTGCCACTGATATATTGGCGACAATGCCGTTTTCAACTTGTGCGTATCTAGCCATTAGATCACCTATTGATATTCGTAAATTACAACAATGCCGTCAGCACCATCGCCGCCAGCGTAGTTAGTGTTTATGGAGGTCACAACTGCACCAGAACCCCCGCCGCCATAGTTTCTACCATCTAAACCTTTTTGGTCGCCTGACCGACCTCTTTCTCCACCGCCAAAAAAACTACTGCCGCCAGTGCCAGACATAGACTCGCTTGTACTTGAACCACCTGCCGCACCGTGGCCGCCACAGGTTCCAGTAAACTGAATATCTCCTATTGTGCCGCTGGCACCAGCACCGCCACTAGTATAGCTTACGTTAGACGGCGAATTGGCAGTTTTTCCTTGTCCACCGCCAGCACCATTTGCTGCGGCGTGTGACCCAAAAGAAGATGCCCCTCCAGAACCGCCAGTAGTCGCTCCATTTGTGCCAACCCCACCAGCCCCAACAGTAACCGTTTCAGTTGCGCCCAAAGATGTCACAAATGAAATGGCGCATCCACCACCGCCGCCACCGCCACCAGCACCTGCTGTACCGCCGCCTTGACCATCAACGCCACCACCGGCACCGCCACCGCCAACAACGTAAACCAACACTTTGGTTGTGCCTGCGGTTGGGGTGTATGTGCCGGATGATGTAAATGTTTGGATGCCGGTAAGGCTATCAACCGAACCCCAGCTTAATGTTCCTGCGCCGTCAGTCAGTATAGCTTGACCATCAGTTCCATCGCCATCTGGCAATGTGAAAGTTGTTGTCGCAGTTAAGGTTGTCGGTGCTTGAAACTTCATCGCGTATGTGTTCGCGTCATCAGTCAGGCTCAAAACATCTATGCCAACGGTGCCGCTAACAAAGTCAGCAGTGTCAGCCATAACCTCGCGGATGGCGTTGTTAATGCCAGCCGGGGAGCAGCCCTCGCCAATGTCGATGGACTGTATGTCCGTGTTATCGCTATTCGTTGCCGAATAATCGCGGATAGAATTTTTGGCCATTATGCTCTCCTAAGGCGTATGCCTATTTATAACATATAATCAGCGCACGCGTATATATCGTCCGTCATCTGTCTTGGCGTAGGTTACACGATCTCC